TCAAAGGCTATTTAGTTTATCAATTACTTGTTGTTTGGCTCTTTTGGTTACATGGTTATAGATAGACAGAGTTGTATTTGCATCAGAATGTCCTACACGTTCCATAATGGCTTTAAGAGGTACGCCCAATTCAGATAATAGTGAAACATGGCTATGTCTAAATATATGCGATGATAGACTTTTTTCTAACTCCAATTCTTCCTCTACTTTATGGAGTACAGCGTTAAATGAGTGCAGCGTAAGCGGAGTGCCACTTGTAGATATAAATATATATTGATCGGGATCTGTGAGTCTACCCGCAAGAATGTTGTCAGCTATCACACTTTCAATCAATTCTTTTGCACGATTGGGCAATTGTACTTCGCGTTGCGAATAAGTATTTTTTGGAGTTGTTTTTATAGCATTATCCATTTTCACAGATGAGTAATCTAAGGTACCGTTAATGGAAATTTTCCCATCCTCATAGTCCTTCATTTGTAAAGCTAGCAATTCCCCATATCTCAAACCAGTCAAATATAAAAATTCAGCTATTATGCCGTGTAGTTTTCTGCGAGGATTGGAGTATAGCTGTTTCAGTATTTGATCAATTTCTTCTTTCTCCAGATATTTTTTATCCATAGAAAGCTTTCTTTTTTCTTCTTCCACTTTTTTAGGGTGGATTTTAACTGCTAGAGCAGGGTTTCTTTGGATGTATTTTCTATCGATTGCATAGTTTAGCATAACAGATAGAGTTGTTTTTGTTTGTTTTGTGTAGTTCAGTGAGAGGTCACCAAACGTATACATATCTTCAATTATCTTATTAATGAGTGTCTCATCTATGTTTCTAACGATTGTATCATCGCTTATGTGCTTAGAAACATGTTTCATCATCATTGGCACCTTCAGATAGCTAGTACGTTTAACATGCTGCTTATAATATTCATACCATTCTTTATACAGCTCATCAAAAGTGATATCTGATTTATTGTAATTTTCGAGTGCTTCTTTAATTTTTTTATCTAGAATTTTCTGAGCTTTTTTCCACGCTTGTGGTGAATTACTTGTAAGTGTTGTAGATTTTTTTCGTGTTTTTTCTGTATAAGGATCTACATATCTTTCAATAAACTTGAATCGCCCATCTTTGGTTTGTTCAACCCACACTTTTAACATCTCCTATCATTTGCTATAATAGGCATAACAAATAGACCTATATAGGTTTGTTTTCTAAAAGCACGCTCTTACTCTGGACGGTGGGGCGTGTTTTTTATTTATTATACAGTTGCTTTAAAAATAGCTGCTTTTTCAAATGATACTAAAGGAGAGAAGTGGATTTCTATTTCTCCCTTTTGGTTTAACGTGAAATGAGCAGTTACATCCATTTGTTTTCCTGGAGCAACAGATCCCATTGTATTTTCGTTGGCATATGTCTCTGATTTTTTGTCATCTGGTCCATATACTTCCACATCTGTACCTACAGGGATATCTGAATCGCCATCATTTTTTACGGTATAAGTAATTTTTACTACTTGTGCAGGTTGGTTTTCTTCAAATTGATTTCTTTCATCAGTTAGTTCTACACTATTTAGTGTATATTCAGCATCACCAACTTTTACAGTGTCACCAATCTTATAGAAGGTATCGCTTTTTTCTTCTTTAGAAGATGAAGCAGAGGTTGAAGATTTAGTTACTTTTTCGCCACCATTATCACTTGCTTTATTACTATCTGATCCACCATTTAAAGCAGAACCAATAATTATAATTAAAATTACTGCTAATACCCAAAACCATACTTTTTTGTAAAAAGGTTTACTAACTTTATACATTTTTCCGTCTTGACCCATAACTTTTTTTGCCATTTAAATATTCCTCACTTCTTGTTATAATATATTTGCGATCTCAGAAATGAGGTATGAGTCCGTGTGCCAGCACGGGCTTTTTTAATGTTTTGCTGAAATCGGTTTTTTTAATAATTCTTGATGTATTCATACATATTGCCTTGCGTAAGAATATTTTTTCTTAAAATAGCATTGGCAGACAGCATAACAAGTGTATCTGAGCTTATTCTGAATAGAATAATATTCCATAAATTTTTCGAGGTTAAACTGAGATTCATCAGTCAGTTCGTTCTCAATATAGATATTTAATAAAATTAGAATAGCTATTTTATCTGCTTCTGTTTCAAATTTTGAGTGAAAAGTTGTAGAAGTATCGTACAAAACTGAAAATTCAAAATGAGAGGCGCTGAAATGTGCAAGTTCATGAGATAAATGAAAGGCTTCTGCAGTTTCGCCATATAGATTTTCATTCAAAAAAATGATTCTAGGCTTCGGATAATAGAAGCCAGGCTCTTTCATTTCCATGTAAACTACTTTCAAATTGTATTCGCTCAACATTTCTTTCAATTTCAAATACATACAACCCATCACTCCAACTATTCATTTTCCTCTAAAGCTTTAGCAATTGCAATCGCTTTACGCATTGTCTCCTTAGATATTTCTTTTCCATCAAAAGAAAAAACAGTATCGTTTTCTGATAAATCCACATGTTTAGGGGTTTCTTTTTCTTCGCGCCCCAGAAGATAGTCTACAGAGACATCGAAATAGTCAGCAATTTCTTGCAAACGTTCTGTAGAGGGGTTTGAGTTCTTAAGTCTATATAAGACGTTTTTACCATAGCCTAGGTCTTCTTCAACTTTATTTAATGATTTTCCCTGTTTTTTCGCTAACTCTTTTATTCTCTCAAACGTTATCATATCAATATTCCTTTCGTTCAAGAAAAAATATTTAACTTTATTTGTTAAAATTCGTTGACTATTTTAACAAAAGGTGTTAATATCATTCTTGTAAACAAGTTTAACAACTAAAAAGACAACAAAAAACACTATTGATTAATAAATGCCAACCGCCAAGAAAGCTTTTAAAATCAATGTTTATATGTCTTATTTAACTATGTTCTGATTTTAACACTGTATGTTAATTTAGTCAACGCAGTTTTTTAAAAAGTTGTTAAATTTGTTTACGAATATAAAAGAAAGGAGAGAAGAATATGGAAAAAACAGTCTCGGCAAAAATCGAAGATTTGAAATTAGACATACTGAAACAAGCAAAAGTGGCGATGGAACACGCGGTAGATAAAGAAGACTCTGCCATGGTTGCAGCCATAGCAGAGATTTTAGCTCACGTTTAGTCATCGTTTTTACGGTCTTCTGGAAGCTGACCATAGATAACAGCATAATGAATATCTAAATAAGCTTGAACAATTTCTTTTGGCGAAATTGATTCGCCTTTAGTAGATACTTGTGATTCGTGATTTAGCCATGCAACAACTAAATCCGCAGCGATTTCAAACGGCGTTACACTTTGTGTCAGTTGCCATAAAGAATTTCACAATATGTATGGTCGTGGTAATAATACCAAAGAGCAATTTGAGGAATTTATGGAAATTAAAAAATACAAAAAATCATTTATTAAAGGAGGCTAAACAATGAACAAGGAAATGAGCCAAACAATCAAGGTACAAAAAATGATAGATGATCTAACACATGGAATTGATAGCCAAGCCGATAAAATCATCAAGGAATTGCAAGGACAAAAAGTTAAGGATGCAAAAATGCTTCTCAAGACTATCAACTTTGAAATGAATCCAACAAAAAGAAAGCTCGCCGATGTGTTGGAAGAAAAGTTGGCTTCCGCTATCAACGAGCAAGAATTACTATTTGAAACCGATACTTTTAACAGCTGATGTTTTATAGATGACAGTTTCATCCGAATCTATATCATCGCCGAGAGAAAAGAATGTTGCTTTTGACAAAAAGCCGATAAGACCTACAAGCGGTCTTGATGTTGCAAGAGTAGATACCCCAATATCACCTTGCAAGGTATTCACGTAAATTTGAGAAGAATAGAACATTCCATCTTTTTCTTCGATATTTGACGCATCATCGTATCCAACGACCAAAGTATCGGCAAATATTTTGATTTTTTCTCCATCAAGCATAGTAATTACAAATTCTGGTTTCATAAATTTTCACCTCCTTAACAATTATTTCAGCCTGTCACACTGATAAGGAAATTATACCAAAGAAAGGAATGAGAAATATGAACACACCGCAAATTTTTAATTTCGAACAAAACGAAGTTCGGACAATTTTAGTAAATGATGAACCATATTTTGTAGGCAAAGACGTTGCGAGTGTTTTGGGTTATTCAAACACTAAAGATGCTTTGTCGCGGCATGTAGATTTGGAAGATAAGATGGGGTCGCGAATCACGACCTCAGGTCAATCAAGAGAGATGACAATCATCAACGAATCTGGTTTGTACAGTTTAATCTTAAAATCAAAACTTCCCTCTGCCAAAAAATTTAAACGTTGGGTAACAAGTGAAGTGTTGCCAGCAATTAGAAAACATGGAGGTTATCTAACTCCAGAAAAAGTAGAAGAAGCTTTGCTTAATCCAGATACAATCATTCAATTAGCAACTCAACTAAAAGAAGAAAGAACTGGAAGATTAATCGCAGAACAAAAGATTGCAGAGTACGAACCTAAAATCTCCTATTTAGATAGCATATTATCTTCTACAGATTCAGTAACAATTAGTCAGATTGCAGCAGATTATGGGATGTCTCCACAACAGATGAATAAATTACTTCATAAACTAGGTATTCAGAAAAAAGTCGGTAACCAATGGTTATTGTGCAAAAAACACATGAACCAAGGATACACAAAATCTCATACAACTGAGATCCCGAAAGCCGATGGTGGCACTAAAATTGTAATGAATACCAAATGGACACAGAAAGGGCGTCTATTTATCTACGAATTACTAAAAAAAGAAGGATATTACCCTCAAATGGATTTAGAGGAAATTGGTTAGAAAGGAGTTTTAGTATGACTGACATTGCAGAAATCACTCAACGAGATAGAGAAAAAATCAAAGAATATGTCGAAAGTTCAAAGTTCTTAACTTACACCATGCTTGCTGAAAGATTTGGAATTAGCAAAAGCTACTTATCTTTAATTTTAAACGGTAAAAAGACTTCTGCAGAAGCAAACAGAATTATAGATTCGATTATCACTATGTACGAATTGTAAAGGGAGGAACAGCTAATGCAATATCTAGAAGCAAAAATCCCAATTCCAGAAGGCTATGTAATTATCTCCCAAGTGGATTATGAGGAGTTAAAAAAAGCTGATGATACTGGTAGATGGATGACGTTGCCAGAAGTGCTAGAACGGATTAACAGAAAATATGATTGGTTTACTTCTAGAGTTTTAAAGAACCCAAGATATAGAAATATTATCGATATCGAAAAAAACAAAAATGGATTTGTCTATTATCCAGTTGAAGGAAGAGACACATATCTATTTTTAAGAAGTAAAACACTTGAATTTTTAGAAACAAATTTTTCGGAAATCTTAAGGAGGTAAGCGGATGGGAAAATTTAATAGAGCATTAGTGTTCAGCGCACCCCTAATCATCTACGCTTTAGGACTTTGGGGAAGCAGACAAGCATTAATCGGCACGATCGTTTACATGGTTTGGATTTTTATGGGGCTTGATGAAGCTGAGTACAGAGCAAAAAAAGCCAGTCGGGAGGGACTGACTAGATGAGAAACAAAAAAATATCTCTAACGCTATTAACTATCATCACGATTGTTGTATCGCAACTATTCTTTTTAACTATATTAAACGACATATCGATGTCGGACCGATTGTTGGTTCAATCAGCTTTATTTCTGACCTTTGAAAAAATGGGTAATTACGAAAGATAGAATTTGAGAAATTGTTTCTTGGGCAAATAACGATGTTACCCAAATTACAAGACTAAAAATTCTTCCTGGAAAAGTTGATAGATTAATGCCGAACCAACTAAGTATTTCGCTGGGTAAGAGAAAAAATTTCTTAAGAGCAATCAACGGATTTAAAAACCAGAATTTTCGATAATGAATTTCGTTGTTTTTGTCAAAAATTTGAGAAGCGATAATTCTAAAATTTTCTTCAAGAATATCATCTGATTGATTCAAGGAAAGCGTTACAAGGCTATAAGGCAGAACTTTGTTAATTCTGGGCATTTCCTTAACCATTATTTCTCTAATAGGCGTCACATTATTTTGAAAGTAAGGATCAGATTTATAGCTACCACTATGGTCATTTAATCGTTTGAGGTCATTTATCACTTTCTCAATTGTAGTAAGTAAATAGTTAATCGTTGTTATTTCAGACACTGCATTAACAATTTGCTTAATATAAATTATTGTATAAACAACTAGAAGCACATACAAAATGTAGTTCATTGAAAACACCACCATTTTTTTACCTAAATTATACCAAAAGGAGAGAAGAAAAAATGCAAGAATTAGTAATTTTGAAAAATAAAGAAGCTGTGACTACGAGCTTACAAGTGGCAGAAAGCTTTGAGAAAAAACATCAACATGTTTTAAGAGATATTGATGCACTAAAAAAAGATGTGTCCAATTTTGGACAGATGTTTGTAGAAGGTAATGAACCAGATTCATACGGCAGAAATCGACGAGTTTTTTTCATTAGTAGAGATGGTTTTTTCTTGTTGGCTATGGGTTTTACAGGAAAGAAAGCTATTTACTTCAAACAAAAATACATTGAAGCATTCAACGAAATGGAAGATGTTATTCGCAAGAATACTGTTCCTCAAACAATTGAAGACATGATGATCTACCAACTAGAAGAAATGAAAGATGTTAAAAAAGATGTTTCCATGCTTAAAAATACTATGCGAATTAGCGGACAACAAGAGTTTGAAATTAAGCAAAAAGGAAATATGAAAGTTATGGAAGTTCTAGGAGGCAAAGAAAGCCGAGCTTATGAAGAAATCAGTAAAAAAGTATTCTCAAAATTTTGGTCTGAATTTAAACGTACCTTTTCAATCCCAAGATATGGCGAGTTACCTCGTAAAAGATTCGATGATGCTGTTTCATTTATTGAAATGTGGTTACCAGAAACTGCGATCCGCATGGAAATCGATCAACTGAACAGACAACAAAGACTTTTCGGTGATGAAAATGAATAGAGCTGAAGCGCTAAGAATAGGGACGGTAATTGCTAATCGCTGGTGGAGACACAATAAACCAAGCATCCTAAGCCAACAACATATTGATAAGCAAAAAGCTTGGCAACAAATAAAAAAGTGACTCTGCCGGCAAGCAAAGAGTCACAAAGAAAACACATCATAAGGAGATTTTAGCATATGGAAAAAGAACTTTCCACTCTAGATCAATATTTGATTGATCCTGATTGGGGCAAGCCGAAAATTGAGGAAACAAGTGGTCGAAAAATCAGACGAAATCTTTTGACGAATGAAGAACTAGCTTGTGATCAAGACGATTTGGGAAATTTTGTGAGTATTTGGGGACATGTCTACCTTATCCATCTATGGAAGCAGCCAAGAAAACCTGAATACATCTATGTCATCGAAGATGGCTTGATTGATGCACTAGAAGAGTACGACAGAGATAACTTGATTGATATCTCTTATTACGGACAAGGCAAAAATACATCGCTGAAATGGAGGCAGAATTTGATGAGTGAAAAGGAACAACCTTTGAAAAATAGAAGTGATAATACGCTTTTTAATACCTTATACAAAATAAATGTGAAAGATGTTACTGAAAAACGAAATAACCTCACTTATCTTTCGTGGGCATGGGCTTGGGCAGAAGTTAGCAAAGTGTGTGAGGCAGTAGATTATGAAATCTATCATGATCCAGAAACATATCTGCCGTATGTCTTTGATAAGAAAACAGGGTACATGGTTTTTACCAGTATCACAGTCAACGGAGTAAAGCGTGACATGTGGTTACCAGTCATGGATGGTGCAAACAAGGCAATGAAAGATGAGCCATATACCTACGAAGTCAATGATTATCAGTGGAATAACGAAACGAAGAAAAAAGAGATTGTTGGAAAAATCGAAAAGCGAGTTGAAGCAGCAACTATGTTTGATATCAACAAAACGATCATGCGCTGTCTTGTAAAAAATCTAGCAATGTTTGGGCTAGGGCTATATATATTTGCTGGCGAAGATATGCCACAAGATGTCTCGATGCTTGAACCAGCTAGCCAAAGAAGCAAAAAGCTATTCTTAGATGCTTTACAACTGGTTGCTAACAAGTACGAAAAATCGATTGATGAAGCAATTGTTGCATTGACTGATGCAGCTTCCATAACCGCCGATGACAGTAAATGGACCAAGAGAGACTTGGGCATTCTAAAACGAGGCGTTAACTGGATTGAAGATCAGTACAGAGAAGAAACAAAAGAGAAGTGATATGAGTGTTTAAACCATTAATCGATTCATATTCAGCGGTTCTGAAAAAGTTCAAAGGAAAAGACATAGGTGCAACGATCAATGAAGAAGTGAACATTGATCGACTAAAGACGATGTATGACGGCTACGATGGCGATCGAGTCATTGAAATTCGTTTTATTGATCCTAGACGTTTCACCGTACAGCAACGAAACTTCATCTATGCGCTGATAGGCGATATTTTTATCGATACAGGCATGCCAACGGACTTCTGGAAGGAATTCTTCTACTTCCGTTTTGAAGGTGTCACAGGGCGCAAAATAAGCCTCAAAGACGAATCGAATACAACCGTGAGTGATGCCAATATCTTAGCGAATATCATCCTAGATTTTATCTTTGAACATCATATTCCTTTCAAAGAAGGTTATGAGATTTTACCAGCGAATCAAGAATATTACTTCTACAAATGTATCACAAAAAGAGTCTGCTGTATCTGTGGCAAAACAGGAGCTGACATCGATCACTTTGACAAAGCGCTAGGAAGACGAAAGCGCAAAGAAGTTGATCATTCAGAGTACACATTTGCAGCACTCTGCAGAATCCATCACACGGAGAAGCACAAAATAGGTGTGATTAATTTCAAAAATAAATATCAAATCAAAGGGATCAAATTAAACCAGGAAACAATTAAGAAACTTAGAATAGGAGGGTAAAAAATATTGTCTGACAACAAACGCTACTACTATTTAAAACTAAAAGAGAATTTTTTCGATAGTGACGAGATGGTTCTCTTAGAAAGTATGCCAGATGGCTATATTTATTCTAATATTCTTCTCAAACTTTATTTAAGAAGTCTAAAACACGAAGGTAAGTTGATGTTTAATGATAGGATTCCATTTAACTCTACAATGCTCGCAACTATTACAAGACATTCTGTAGGAGTCGTAGAAAAAGCGGTACAAATTTTCCGTGATTTACAGCTTATTGACGTATTAGATAACGGAGCAATTTATATGTCTGATATACAAAGTTTCATTGGAAAATCCTCAACTGAAGCAGATAGAAAAAGAGAATACAGAAAGAAAATAGAAGAGGCAAAACGGAATTTAATAACTGGAGGACAAGTGTCGGACAAATGTCCAGACAAAACTACACCAGAGTTAGAGATAGAGTTAAAGAAAGATATAGAGTTAGAGAAAGATATAGAGAATGTAACGCCTTCGAAAAAATCGAAGGCTAAGCCCGTCCGTCATAAATACGGAGAGTATAAAAATGTTCTTTTGTCAGGTGAGCAGATGGAGAAACTCAAAACAGAATTCCCTAATGATTACCAAGAGCGAATCGAACGACTGTCAGAGTATTGTGAATCATCTGGTAAGACTTATAAAAACTATTTGGCAACTATTCGAAGTTGGGCAAGGAAAGAAAAAAGTGAGCCTAAGAATGCAAGTGGTGCATACAAGCGCACAGGACGACGAGAGAAGCTTCCAGAATGGGCAATCGACCAAGAAGCCTATCAAAAGAAAAAAGCGCTAGAACGAGCTAATAGACAATCAAAAGCACCATTCTAAGAGGTGGAAAATTGAAAATCGATTATCTAGAACTGATCAATGAAATAGCAAGTTACAAAACTGGTGAGGAAATAGAGATTCTGAGAGACGTTTATGAACAACTTGATGAAGCTGGAATCGAACGAATTAAGAATGATCGTTCAAGTTGGAGTAAACTCAGATACTATTTCGCACTTTATATCGATGCAACACAATTAAGAAATTTAGCTTATACCAAATTACTATTTGTTGATTGTGTTAAAGGCTTGCAAAAACATCTTAATGAACTTGAGCAGGTGTAAACAAGATGGACCTAAAGACATTTACAGCACAGATCGAATTAATGCATCAAGAAGCTTTAAGACAAAGTGTATCGTACGAAGACAAGTGGCTCAACACGTTTCATGGCGGACGTGAGAGCGCACTTGATCAAGTACTCAAATTATTGAAAGGAGAATGTGGGGATGGATAAAAAAGCGGCAATGAAACGAATTGCTGAATTAACCAAGTCAGAATCTTGGCAAGAAGACAAAGAAATAGTTGCAGAAGTCCAAAAACTCGGCAAATCAATGTGGACTGAAAAAACCAAACGGAAAACGCCGAGAAAGATTGCAATCTGGCATGGTGATCGAATTCTAGTAACAGGTACTGCTGAACAGTTATCTGAAATTACTGGATTAAGCAAAAACATTATTTGGGATAGAGCTAGGAGCTCATGGATTGATTCAAAAGGACGACAGTTTAGGTATGTGGAGGAGAAAAAATGCTAGACATGAGAATCGAAGATTATCGAATTACCAGTGATTCTAGAAACATTGTCCTATCAAAGGTAAGACGAGATGAGGAAGGAAATATCCGCTACACAGAAGCAAAAGAAGAATCACGAGCAGATATCGGATACTTCCAAACTGTCTCATCGTGTTTGAAGGCGATACAACGCGATTACGTGTTAAGTGAAGAAAGAACGATAAAAAGTATTATCGAGTACAAAAAAGCGTTAGAAAACATCACTAGACAGTTTGAACAGGCATGTGAGATTGAGGAGGAGAAATAATGGAATTCGTAGACTTAAATGTACGTGGGATCAAATGCGATAATCCAGAATGTGATTATTCTGATATGGCAGTAAAATACGAAAATTATCCGCAATGGTTGAACAAGCCATGTCCGAAATGCGGCGCTAATCTTCTGACGCAAGAAGACTTGGATGCAACAGAGCAGCTTATGGAGATTGTCAATCTTACAAACGAGATCCTCAAAGATTCAGGATTGGAGAAGCAGGATATGAATAAATATATCGTACCTGTAGAAGCGAATGGAACCGGTGAATTGTCATTTGGAGAAATAAAAAAACTGGAGGAAGAAAAATGAACGAAAATAAATTAATCAAACTAGGTGTGGCAGGAGTAGTAATAGTAGGTATTGGAGTTATCGGAGGATTTAAGTTTTTCGAAAAAATTGATAACGGATATGTGGGTGTGCGCTATTCAATGAATGGCGGTATCAAAGATGAAGCACTGACGCAAGGTGTGAAATTTGTTGGGATTGACAAAGTGATCCAATATCCAATTCGCTTGCAAACTATCCAATCAAAAAACATTTCAGTATCAACAAGCGATGGCAAAAAGACAACGATTGATATCAAATATGACTACAAAGTTGATTCAACTAAAGCAGCAAAAATGTACAAAGAATTTGGGAATATAACTTCGGAAGATATCGAAAGTGGATGGTTAAAATCTAAGCTTCAAAAAGTAGCGCGTGAAGTTTATGCCAAATATAGCCTGCTTGATGTCCTTTCAGGAGATTCCTCTAAAGTTGAAGCTGAGGTACTAACGAACTTTGCTAAATCAGTTGAATCTAAAGGGTTTGAAGTCGAAGACGTAACACTTGGTGTTCCAGATGTCGATAAAGAAACACAAAAATCAATTGATGCGATCATTCGAGCTGGTCAAGAAAATGAAAAAGCGAAGCTAGATGCAGAAACTGCAAAAACTCAAGCTGATAGTGAAGCTTACAAGAAAACAAAAGCTGCAGAAGCGGAAGCTGAATCAAACCGTAAAGTTGCCGAATCTGTAACAGATAATTTAATTCGTTATGAAGAAGCTCAAGCTCGAAAAGAGCATGGATGGGTAACAGTAAACGGAGCAGATACTGTAGTTACGGATGAAACAGGTAAATAATATGGGATTCTTTATAGCTAAAATTCTCTTGTTCTTAGGTTTGGTAGGAGTGGCATATCTCGTGTATGCCCTCCTTTCCAAAACTGATGACAAAGAAGATGACAACGACGATGAAATGAAATTTTAGGAGGAGAAATAATGGATCTCATTACACAATACAGTGAAATCATCCTCAAGAAAATCATGATGAAGATTCAGAAAGATAAAAAATCAAAAGAACGAGCGGAATTAGTTAAGTTGGAAATGGCTGAAACAGGAGCAGGAGTGCGAAGTAGCAGGCATTGGAAAGCAGCAGCAAACATTGAATTCTATTACAACGAAATTCAAAAAGGGTTCGATCAGATGCGTGAGCTGGATCGGCAAACAAATTGGAGCAAGAAACTTCATCAAGATCGTTTCAAATTTGTAGAAAAGTATAGAGAGATACTGAATGAGTATTTCGAGGAGGACTAGATGTTTAATTTAATGTTAGCGTCAATTCACTTTTTATTCTATATAACGATATTTGTAGCTATATTAATTAATACGATAAAAAGCGGTTTTTTAACACCAATCGGCACAATTTTAACATTAGCTTCATTTGTTACAAGTTGTATTATCCAACTTAAATATATAAAGGAGAATGAATAATGGACGAACTAATCACAAAAGTAGAGCAGTGGGCTAAAGATAAGGGATTGGATCAAGCTGATTCCAGCAAGCAAATGTTAAAAACGATCGAAGAGATTGGGGAAGTTGCCGCTTCTCTAGCTAGAAAAGATGAACATGGTTTAAGAGACGGAATTGGAGACGTAGTAGTAACCTTGATTATTTTAGCTATGCAAAATGATATGGATTTGTACGAGTGTCTGAACCAAGCATACAACGAAATCAAAGGACGCACAGGGAAAATGGTAGATGGTGTATTCGTGAAGTCGAGTGATTTGGAGGAAGCGGAATGAACAACAGACATCGCAGAATAACAAAACTAAGAAAACAGGAACTGAATGTACTAAAGACAAAGTTTGAAAAAGAATATGGAATTTCAGCAGAAGAAACATATAAAGTGGCAAGTCAGTGTGTTGCTGATGCAAGTGATGCTATTCGTAAGTTTGGAATTTCGATATTAAGTGATGATCGTAAATGGGAGGAAAAAGAATGAAACTAAAAGACGGATTTTACGCTAGCAGTCACGGTATCGGCGGTTTAATGCTAGATATGCCGACAAAGAATCCTAAAACACGTAAGAAACCAAAAGTCAAAGTCGGTGACATGGTCCGCTGTGAAGCAGAGGAGTTCATTTATCCATTTCGTGGATATGTAGAACACGTCTATAATCACTCAGCGATCATTCGCATTGAAAACACGATGGAATGTGATAAATGGACAGCTAAAAGCAAAGAGAATTTAGCAGTAGTGAGATTGGTGGATATGGAACTAATCAATGACAAATAAAAAAGCCGGATCGCTCCGACTAACATAATAAAACAGACAAGTTTATTATATCACATAAAAGGAGCAGTTTGACTTGATGCAATTGTTACGAGAGGTAGATTTCAAACAGACAAGATGTAATGCGAGAGATGTGCTGAAGAACTTTCGGCGTTTGGAGCGGATGGCAGGTCGCTCTTTGATAGATATTAAGTCGCCGATTATTACGGATATGCCGAAGGCACCGAAGCACGGCAATAAGGCAGAGGATGCATTGATTCAGATGATGGATATAGAAGCGGAGAGAGACGCGATTTTAGCGGCTTTGATGGCTCTTAGTCTGATTAGTCGTCAGATACTCTACTATAGCTTCTGTGACGTAAATAAGCACTCTAATTATGAAATAGGTCAATTGATACGAGGATACGGAGAGAAGAATGTAGAGAAGCTGAAATCTATCGCGCTGATCGAATTTGCTGAAGCATACAAAAAAGGCGTGTTAGTTCAGTATCGTTGATTTTGTAGGGTTTTTGTAGGGATAGTGTAGGGTTTTTGAGTGTTTTAACGTGATATTATGATAGTGTCGAAAGATTAGGAAACAGGATCGACAAAATAAAATGTAAGGGAGGGAATCTCCCTCATCGTTTTAAATTAAGCTTCGATAGGCAGCAACGGAAATATTAAGAATAAGGATGTGAATTTCAACTCCTCCTGATTGTTCTTATTATCTATCATCCGTTGCTGTCTATTAATTTATGTATTGGAGGGTAAGAATATGAAATTATCGATTGAAGGTACTTCAGGAGAAATAAAAGAGTTGCTCCAAGCTATTGGTGGTAGCAAGGAGCAAAATATAAAAATTGATGATATTTATAAAGAAAGTAGAGATTTTTTAATTAACGGTCAAGCTTTTGCTCCTAGTTTTTAAAATCTTCAGAAACAGCGGAAAGAAATTGATTATAAAGCTTTATATATTCAAAATATGCATCAAATTTTGCATCTTTCCCTTCAATTATTTGAGATTTAACAATATCTCTGACAAAAGGTAATGTTGCAATTGCTAAATCATGAGCGCGTTGTTCATTGGTTAACATAGTTTTCACCTTCGTATATTTATTTCAGCGGACCACTCGCTGATAAATAAAATTATACACTTAGTATTTATTTTCACAATATTAATTTGTCACTGTGGCGGAGGGTAGACGCTTAAAATAAGTTCAATACGTCGAGGGATAGCCTTAACGTTTTATGATTTGACCATGCAATGTTCGATTCATTGCCAGCGATTTTAGCAACTGAGGGTTGGAAATGGGCGCTCAAAGTACACGAGCAAGGCGAGGTCGATAGTAATCGATGGAATCGGTGTAGGTTGCTTGATAGAGCTATAACTGCATCTCATTGTTGAGATGTAGTTTTTACATATTAGATCACTCGTTGAGTGGTCTTTTTATTTTGCAAAAAGGAGGTAACAACAATGTATAGACCACAATATTTAGAACAGAAGTATGAAGTAATCACTGTGCAAAACGGTAACGGTGAGATAGTACGAAAGTATAGAAGACCAATAAAGAGCGATACATACAAACGAAAGGAAAGCAATGAAGTTATTCCATTGTATGGCAAAAGAATAGCTAAGCATTAAATAAGATTGCGAAAGGAGACGGAACATGACCGAGGAATTCTATAGATGGCTATTACAGTTGACAAGAGAAGATCGTTTGGTTAAGTTCTATCAGTCTCCTAAATGGCGCAGGCTTAGAGAGAAAGCGATGAAACGAGATCACTATGAATGCCAAGAGTGTAGAAGACTAGGTAAGTATCATAGAGTAGAGAACGTTCATCATATAAAGGAAGTCAAGGATAGACCTGACTTAGCTTTAGATTTAGATAATCTTATTTGTTTATGTGTTGAACATCATAATGAAGTTCATGGCAGATATCTTACAGCATTAGATAAACAAGAGAAGAAGATAGAAAGCTTTGCTAACTTCGATGCAAGTGAAAGGTGGTAAGTGCATGATCATCAATGATAATGGCAGAGAGTATGATACAGAAAAGATTGAAGAGTATTCATCTTATACTCAGGGATTGATTAAACGTTTGATATACGTTCGCTATGTAGGTATTAGGGATCTGTTATCAGATAACTGTTGTAGCAAATACAAAGTGAATCAAGTAAGAGAAGCGTTGAATAAAGATAATAATGTTGAAAGAATAAAAAATGTTTTCGGATATAGCATTGAAGAGATTAATTATTACATTGACTTCGCTGAAGCTTTCATTCCGATGGTGAGATAACCCCCCCTTAAAATAAATCGCAAATTTTTTGGGGGTGATGAAACGGAGGGGGCTGTCAGGAAAAGAGATTTTTTCGAACTTTATCATGAAAGGAGGGCTAAAATGTTTAAAAACGAATTGTCTCAAAATCGCTACAGAGAAAAATTACGCCGCTCTTTAATAAGCCAATTGGAAAGTCAGAAAACAAATATTGAGCCATTCTTAGATAATGTTGATCGTTATATCAGTTTATGGGAAACGGCGATATCACTGGAAGAAGATATATCCGAGAACGGCATTAGACTGGAGAATGGTAAAAAGAATGAATCAGTAGCGTTGCTTGTTTCTGTCAACAAACAAATGGGATTGATGTTGGATAAACTTGCCATTACTCCTGAATTGGTAGGTGAAGCAAATGAATCAATTCCTGAGTTATAAGCATATTGAAAATTGGTTCAAAGCTATAGAAGAAGGCACTATCAAGGTATGCAAAGAGCAATTATTGCTAAAAAATTATCTAGAAGAAAGAGTCTTTACTAGAGAAGATATTTACTTCGATAAGCAGATGGTAGAGGATTCAATCAATATACCAGCACAATACTTTCCATTCGAATTAATTCCGTGGGAAAAATTTCTACAATGTTTTATTTATGGTGTTCGATGGAAAAAAGATAAAACACTAGTGTTCAATAGATATCTTTCATTAATGGGACGTGGTAATGGTAAAACTGGTTTTGCTTCTTGGAACAACTTCTTTCTACTAACCGCTAAACACGGTATTAAAAATTATGATATTGATATCTATGCCAATAATGAAAGCCAAGCAAAGACTAGTTTTGATGATGTATTTAAAGTAATTAAAGATCATCCTGATTTAGATAAAAAAGTATTTAAAGCTACGAAGGAAGTTATTCAAAATATCGCTACAAACAGCAAACTTCGTTATAACACGGCAAATGCTAGAACAAAAGATGGGAAGCGACCAGGTGCAAACCGCTTTGATGAAATTCACGAAAATGAAGATTATTCAATGATAAATGTGGCTACTTCTGGTGGTGGTAAAATTCGAGATTATAGAGAATTTTATGATACAACTAATGGTCATGTTCGTGGTGGTCCGCTTGATGACATTATAGAAGAATCAAAAATGATTCTTTCTGGAGAACTTGGAATTGACAAGGATGGAGCAGAATTTTCTAGTTTGTTTCCATTTATTTGTCGCTTGGATAACGATAATGAAGTTGATGATCCCGACATGTGGGAAAAAGCTTGTCCAACTATTAATTACAATGCAGATTTAAAACGGAAAATGTTTCAAGAATACTCTCAAATGCAACGTAATGCTGGTTTAAGACTTACGTTCATGACCAAACGAATGAACAGACCTATGGAAGATACACGATTTGCTGTTGCTTCATATGATGATGTTCTGCATACGAAAGAAAAAGAATTTCCTGAAAAAATGGATGAAGTGATAGGAACAGTCGATTTTGCTGATAGACGAGATTTTGCCAGCGTTGGGTTGCTAGGAAAATACGATAAAGATGTTTATTTTACACAACATACTTTTATCCACGAATCAGCCCTTCGATTACAAAACATCAAACGAGAGGTTATAGATATTTCTATAGATCAAGGAAAATCACAGATCGTTCATGGAAAAAATATAGAAGCTGATTATATTGTAGGTTGGTTTCTTGAAATGAGTAATAAATATTATATTAAAAAAATCGCTATGGATATGTACCGTGCAAAAATATTGAAGCCCGCTTTAGAAGAAGCAGGTTTTACTGTGGAAATTGTTCGAAGCGGATCTGTTACACATGGTATGTTAAAAGATCTGGTTGATGACCTTTTTATTAATCAACGTTTATTTTTTGGTGACGATGCGATTATGCGTTGGTATTGCATGAATGTATATGAAGAGCATATTTCTAATGGAAATATACGCTATGAAAAAATAGAACCTGAAACTAGAAAAACGGATGGCTTTTTTTCATTCCTTCATGGTTTGAATTTTTTAGATGATATTTATGATTCTGCTCCTGTAACAGTCACAAATAGCTCAGTAGAAAATACAGGAACTGGATTTACTCCTCTAGTATTCTAACTTGAAAGGAGGTGAGAAAGTGGGGATTTTTCAAAAGGCGGTAGGATACTTCACAAAAAAAGCAACGGTTCCTTTAGAAGAATACTTTTGTAAATTGCAAGTTGATTTTGTGTATCGAAAATTTGCGATTGAAACTTGTATTGATTTGATTGCAAATGCGATGAGTAAAGCGGAATTCAAGTCATATGAAGATGGAAAAAATAAAAAGAATGATCTTTACTATAGGCTGAATGTAGCTCCTAATAAGAAAAATAATGCAACAGAATTTAGAAAAAAACTGATCAGGAGATTAATATTCTACAATGAAGTATTGATCGTTTCTCCGTCTAATAATTCTAGCGAAATATTTATTGCGGATAGTTGGGATGTCACAGAATATGCATTGAAAGATGATGTGTTTTCTCAAGTGCAAATTAACAACATAGTCCTTGATAGAGAATTTCTAGAAAGTGATGTTATCTATATAAAATACGCAGATCAACAAATTAGGCAACTAGTCGATGCGTATTATCAAGCGTATGGGAAACTCATTTCTAGTGCCATGAATGTTTACAAGCGCTCTAACGCTCGTAGATACGTACTGAAAGGGAATTTATTCCGACCGCAAGACAATACAACACAAGATCAAATCAATAAAATGATGACATCACAATTTAAGGCTTTTATGGAAGCTGATAATGCAGGTGCGGTATTTCAATTACAAAATGAGTACACATTAGAAGATTTCAGCGGAAACTTCCAAAGCAATTCAAGAGATATAAAAAACTTAATAGACGACATCTTTGAGATGACAGCAGCAGCGTTTCACGTTCCGAAAAACCTACTAAAGGGAGACATGAGTGGGTTATCGGATCAAGTGGACGCTTTTTTAATGTTCGAAATCATACCGATTGCTGAACTTATTCAGGATGCGTTTAACGCTAGTCTCTATGAAGTAGAAGAATACTTGTCAGGGAATTTTGTACGTGTGGATACAACTATGATCAAGATTACTAGCTTCAAAGATTTGGTTGACGCTATTGATGTAGGCATTAGAAATGGAGTATTTACAATCAACGAAGGAAGAGAACGCGTTGGAAATGATCGCTCTGATAAGGCGATGGCAGATGAAATATTTATAACTAAAAACAATCAACAAGTATCGAAAGGAGGTGAGGCGAATGACGACAATGAAAACATTTCTAGCAGTAAAGAATGAAGGCGCAGTACCGCAAATTTTTATTCAGGGATTTATTGGTTCTAGTTGGTTCTTTGAAGGGAATACTGACAAGGGAATCAAAAATATTTTGGATAGTCTAGGTGATCAAGAAGAAATTGAAGTAGTAATTAATTCAAACGGTGGAGACGTATTTCAAGGGATTGCTATTGGGAACTTACTTAAGTCAAATAAAGCAAAAGTTAACGTTGTGATTAACGGCTTAGCCGCTAGTGCTGCTTCAATTATCGCAATGGCTGGCGATACTATAAAAATCTACAACAATGCACAATTGATGATTCACCGCGCTTCCACATACGGAGAAGGAAATGTCGATGACTTCCGTACGATTGCTGACCAACTGGAATCAATTGATAAATCGGTAAAGGCTTCATATAAAACACGATTCAATGGCACAGATGAAGCATTGCAAGAACTTCTTGAAAAAGAATCGTTTATGGATGCAGAAACAGCTTTGAGTTATGGATTGGTCGATGAAATTATCGATGCAGAAAATAGCTCAGGTACTGAAGCTAAAAAAGAACAAAGCGTTGAAGAAATTTTGAATGACGTTAAAGAAAAAAGAGCAGAAAAAATTGCTGCATTTACAGCAGCATTAAATAAAACATTTGGACAAGGAGATGTAAAATAATGACAGTTAAAAATTTAAAAGGTGTAACAGCTGCAAGCGACCAATTGATGAAAGCTTTTAAAGATGGTAACGAAGAATCTTTTAGCGCAGCTATGGTAAGCTTATCTAAGGAAATTCAGGATAAAATTTTAGAAGAAGCAACAGCAAAAAATCAAGATCAATTAGTATTAATGAACCGTGGTCAGCGTGTATTAACTACACAAGAAACAAAATTCTATAACGAAGTAGTGAAAAACGAAGGTTTTGCAGGGGTCGAAGAATTAGTGCCAGCTACTGTATTTGAACGTGTATTTGAAGATTTAGAACAATCTCATCCACTATTGCAAAAAATTACTTTTGTTAACACAACTGGTGTAACAGAATGGATTGTGTCACGTGGAGTCAATCCAGCATGGTGGGGTAAACTTTGCGAAGCTGTTAAAAAAGTTTTAGATAATGGCTTTGATGTAATTAACATGAAGCAGTTCAAGCTATCAGGTTATATTCCTGTATGTAAGGCAATGCTTGATTTAGGTCCAGTATGGTTAGATCGTTATGTCCGTACTGTTTTAGTAGAATCATTGAGAATTGCATTAGAACAAGCAATTGTTGATGGTACTGGTAAAGATATGCCAGTCGGAATGATGCGTGACATGAGCAAACAAACTAGCGGAGAATATGCTGAAAAAAAAGCAGAACCTATTACAGCTTTAGATGCTGTAACTATGGGCGGTTTGATGGCGCGACTATCAAAATTCAATATCGAAGGTGTGAATGATCCGATTTATCGTAATGTGAATCCTTCTGATGTGGTCCTAATTGTGAATCCAACTGATTACTGGTCTAAAGTATTCCCAGCTAAGACTGTACTAACTGCTAATGGAGAATACGTACAAGTATTGCCAGTACCAGTTTCAGATTTGCAGTCAACGGCTGTGCCAGAAGGAAAAGCAGTTATTGGGGTAGCCTCAGATTACTTCATGGGTGTAGGATCTACACTAAAAATTGAAGCTTCAGATGAATACCATTTTGTTGAAGACGAACGCATTTATCTAGCTAAACAATATGCAAACGGTCAACCTAAACGTAACGATAGTTTCATTGTATTAGATATTAGCGCTTTGGGAACTACTACTACAACTACAAAACCAACAACCACAACAACTACAACACAAGCGTAGGTGATCAGAATGAAGTATATTCTTTGTCAGCCGGCAATCAATCGGTTTAAATGGGAGCTTGAAGTTTGTTTAACTAATCTGAAGAAACTAGGAATCAAAGATATCGTATTGCTTTTCAGCAGACACGATGATCAGATTCCTATTTTTTTTGAGAAGGAATATGGTGTTGAAGTTCATGTGTACGATGATCTGCGGGACGACAAAGAGTATATTCCTTCGATTAAACCATATTTATGGTGGAAATATTTAGAAGAAGATCATTCGCGTGAGGACGACCGATATTTCTATATCGATTCGGATGTCATTTTCAATAAAAGAATTAATTTGCGCAAATTGCCTTCTAAAGATGATGTTTGGTATTGTAGCGACTGCTGTAGTTATCTAAGTCTTGATTATATTAGAAGCTGTGAAAACGGAGAAAATATTCTAAAAGATATGGCAAACATTGTAAATGTTACAGTAGAATCTTTGGAAACTATAAACACTAATTCAGGAGGCGCACAGTGGGTTATTAACCGTCCTAAAGCGAATTATTGGAAAAAGGTTTATCTGGATTCTAATCGGCTATATCGCTACCTTAGAGGGCAAAAAACAAATATACAAATCTGGACAGCCGAGATGTGGGCACAGCTTTGGAACATGATGTATTTCAATATTGGTCCTAAAGTTCACGAGGAATTAGACTTTTGTTTTGCTACTGATCCAATAGAAAAAGTTAAAGAAGTAAAAATCTTACACAATGCTGGAGTAACAACAAACGATGAAGATTTATTTTTCAAAGGGAGATACGTGACTTCTACGCCTTTTGATGAAGATTTATCATTTGTAAACAAGAAAAAATGCTCTTACGCATATGTTAAAGCAATTAAGGCGGTGGTTAGATGACGCCTGAACAAGTGACTGAAGAATTGCTAATAGCTGTGAAGGATAATATTTACGTTACCTGGAACGAAGAAGATGAGTCAATTAAAAAGATGATAGCTAAAAATGCTGTTTATCTTCAAAGTAAAGTGAGTACAACACTTTCTTTTTCTCCTGAAAGCTTAGAATACGGATTGCTAATCGAAAGATGTAGATACGACTGGAATCGTGCTTTAGATGAGTTTGAACAAAATTTCGCTAGTGAGTTATTAGGTTTCATTCAACATTATGCGCTACAAGAATATATTGCAGGTGATGTGAATGGCGAATAATCGTAGACTCGAAGAAACATTCAACGATGGTTGGTTAAAGATTTTGACGCAAACTACCAAAAGAAATGAACTAGGAAAAAAGATTGGTGTAGAAGATACAGAAATCACTTCTTTAAAATTTAGAAATCTTTCCATGAGAGATAGTGATATAACAGCTATGGATGCGATGGGATCGAAATTAACTAAGAAAGTAAAGACTCCATTTCATCCAATCGCCAAGAAATTTAATAAAGATCAATATTTTATCGTAATCGATAGTATGCGTTACAACGTTATCTATGCCGATTACGATAATTTTTATATCTATTTTTATCTTGAAAGTGTGGGTGAATATGGTGATTGATAATTCTAAAGAAAAAGAACGTTTAAATAAGCAAATTTCTGCTATCAAAACTTCCTTAGAAGAGCATTTTGGCCTCAAACTCTTTCAAGACTCCGTAGGCGAGGATGAGCTACCTGATGATTTTAATTACTTCATTCTCGAAACAGGAGAAATAGAAATGATCACTGAGCCAAAATATAGCGTGGGTCAAAATCTATATCTAACTTTCTATTCAGAAAATAGAGAAGATTTAACAGGAGACTCACTAGATATTATTTCATTGATTCAAAATCGTTCGATTCGTTTTCAGAGAATGGATCCCAATCATTTAAAACTAGAGAACCAAGATCGCTATATCGATCAATTGGTATTTACGTTTAGACGATTATTGAAGAGTGATTGTCATGGCTAAAAATAGTTGGGAGCTAAAAATAAATGGACATGATGAACTTCTTGTGCGGATGGAACGCTATTCAAGCGAGAGCGAACGACTGATTAACGAAGCATTGAAATCAAAAGGTTCAGATATTGCAGTGGATAGGATTACGGAAAAAATTCCTGTTTCTGAAGCAGATTTAAGAAGAGGGCACCAACACGCAAAAAATAGTCGTCCACTTAAGACTCAATACATTAATTTGGGTTTCATCATTAGACCTACAAGAAAATTTGAGTATTTAAAATATCCTGATTTGGGGATAGGTACTTCTAAAAGAAATCAGCCGGACGAATTTATGAGAAGAGGATTAGGTCTTGCACTTGATCCAATTACAGAACTTCTGATTCGTCAATTCGATAAATTAAATAAATAGGGGGAACAACAATGGCTAAAACAAAAACTGTAGTAACAACGTTCGATAACGTAAGTATCAAACGAATTGCTTTTAATTTTAAGAACGCAGGAAATGCAATCGCAACAGATTGTAACGGACAATTAGATGGCGAAACAGAAATGCAAACGGTGGTTAAAAAATGTGGAGCAACAGAAGTAAAATCAAAATCTAAACCAATCAATATGACGGTAACAATTACTGCACATGTACCGATGGAAGTCTATCGACGTTTCAATGGATTGAGACAAGACGAGCGTATTAAACCAGGTATTTACTCTTATGGTCCTGACTCCGTAGGCGAAGATTTCTCACTTGCTGCAGAAATCGTGGATGACTTCGAAGAAAATAGCAAGTTAGTTGGTATGTTGGCATGCACCTCAAATACAGGATTAACATTCTCCATTGAAAATGGTGCTGATGAAGTAGCTGCATTAGAACTAGAAACAAAAGTTATGCAAGATGAATTTGGTAAATTCTACCATGAGGCAATTGTTGCAGAACTTGAAGAAGACTTAACAGATCAATGGATGACGAATCTATCTGCTGATGTGATTAAGAAGAGTTCAACAACCACTACTACAACGACACAAGCTTAAATATAAAACGGAGGTAGCAAAATGAACGAAGATTACTCAAAAATTGAACTAAACGATGGAACAATTTTGAATTTAGAACCTAAACTGAATATCAAGAAATTATTGATGATCAATAGAGATTTTAACACAGACGAGTTTGCAAAAATGTCGATGGGAAAAGGCTCTATGGATATTACAGTTATTCAAGGTGCAAAAGCCGTATATGTAGCTTATCGTCAAGCGAACATGGTCGATTACATTTCATTCGATGAATTTATCGATAAATGGGATTTTGATATGGAGGTTGCAGTAGCTGTATACAGTACTATGATGTTCAAACAAGCACGAGATGCCTATCAAAAAGAATTCGAAAAAGCAAATAAGGAAAAAAGCTTCAAAAGTAAAAATGCCAAAGCTCTTAGTTGAAACGTGGGTCGATGTCTATTCGATGTTGACCGACGTTTTTTCTATGCCTTCAGATTTGGTTTTAAGCGATATCTGTTTAGATGATATTTTGCAAATGGCTCACAACAAGAGCGCTTATGAAGGATGGAAGAACTATGCAATAAATCAATCCCAGAAAAACTAAAGGAAGGAGGTAAAAAATGGCTAAAAAGAGAACAGAAGCAGAAGTAACTTTCATAGCTAACGATGACGGATTGAAATCTACGTTAAAAGAAATCAGTGCTGAATTAACTAAAAATAGAGCAGAATTAAAACTGGAACAAGCTCAGTTACAACAGACTGGCTCTGAATCAGACAAGTTAGGAAGTAAATTATCTTCTTTAGAGAAGCAGTATGAATTACAAAGTCAAAAAGTTGAAGTAACTAGCCAACGTTTAGCTAATGCGAAAAAATATTATGGAGAAAATTCCACCGAAGTTCAGAAACTTGAGAGAGAACTGATTAATCAACAAACAGCGCAACAAAGGTTATCTAATGATATCGATAAAACGAGTAAAGCATTGGCTCAATCTAAAGGTGAATTTAAAACCTATGAGTCAACTATGAAGGATTTAGATAATGAGCAACAACACCTAAAATCAAGTGCATCATTAGTAGAATCCGAATATAAAAAATGGCAAGCAACTGCTGGTCAGTCTGCTACCGAATCTGAAAAATTAGCAAAAGCACAAGAATATGTCGGCAAACAGAGTGATATTGCTGAACAAAAAATCGAAGTGCTAAAAAAACAACTAGATGCCACACAAAAAGAATTTGGAGAAACATCTACCGAAGCTTTAGAAATGAAAACTAAGCTTAATGATGCGGAAAGAGAATTCGAAGAATTAAGTAATGCTGCTAAAAACGTTGATACATCCACAGTAGACGATATCGGCAAAAAACTTGATATGGGTAATTTAATGGAAGCTACTGATCACTTGTCAGTGATCGGAGATAAGCTTATTGATGTAGGTAGTAAGTCTATTGAAGCAGCTGGAAAAGCACAAGCTATGCAGGCCCAATTTAAGCAAGTCTTTGGCTCTTTAGAAGGGGAAGCACAGGATGCCGTTGAGGGAATGGCTGAAGAATTTGGAATGTTACCAAATACGATCAAGCCTGTTTTTACACAATATACGTCAATGTTTAAAGGACTTGGATATGATACCAAAGAAGCTATGGAGTTAGCTGGTGACAGTACTCAGTTAGCAGCAGATGCAGCAGCTTTTTACGATAAGTCTATGGATGATGCTAGTGAATCTCTTAATTCATTTATAAAAGGGAACTACGAAGGTGGGGAGCAAATAGGTTTATTTGCTAATGATACTCAAATGGCAGCTTATGCTGTTAAGCATAATTTGATACCAGCAACTGAAGGAGCAAAAAAAGCCAGTGAAGAGTCATTATTAGCCGTTGAAAAAGCACAATCTAAGTATGCTGATGCTATTAAGAAACATGGTGAAGGATCTTTAGAAGCAAGAGAGGCTGCTTTAAAACTTAAAGACGCGCAAGATAAAATAAATGAAGAATTAGGTCCACAAACGCAAAAATGGTCTGATTTAGATGAGGCTACCAAGCAAGCAGTTCGAGTGCAATATGCTGAAGATATGCAAAAATTAGCCGGTGCTACAGGTCAGGCTAGTAGGGAGTCTGATGGTTTAGAAAACCAAATGACAAGAGCAAAGCAAGCGTTAGAAGATTTTTATGCCTCGTTGGGTAAAGATATATTGCCTGTATTTATAAAAGGATTACAAGCAGGAGCGAAAGCTTTGCAAGGATTAGCCGAATGGTGGAGTAAACTTGATGGGCCAATGAAAAATTTCATTTTAGCTCTTGGAGGAATTCTAGCATTATTAAGCACATTAGCTCCTGTTATAACCGCGGTTGTCACGATAGTAGGCACATTTGGGTCTACGGTCTTGCTGCCAATAATAGGGATTATAGCTGGTGTTGCAGCTGTAATAGCGATTGTCATTACAGCGTTTCAAAACTGGGGCGCAATCACTGACTGGTTTAGTGATTTATGGAAAAAATTTACCGATTGGTTAGGTGATACCTGGGAAAGCATAAAAGATGGAGCCTCATCAGTTTGGGATGGAGTTAAAGAAACCTGGTCTGGATTTGTAGAATGGGTTCAAGATATTTGGCAAGGCGTTTCTGACTGGTTTGAAGAGTTATGGAGCGGTTTAGTTGAAGGAACTTCCAACATCTGGCAAGGAGTTCAAGAGGCTTGGAGCGAGTTTGTTAGCGGTGTAAAAGACTTATGGAATGGATTAACTGAATGGTTTAATAACTTATGGGAGTCTTTAACCGAAGGTGCATCAAATATCTGGCAAGGAGTAAAAGAAACTTGGCAGAACTTTGTTGACTGGGCAGCAGATATTTGGGATGGCGTAAAGAAAGTTTGGTCAATCATATGGGCTGATATTGTGGGGATTGTGCAAATTCCATGGGCATTCATCACGTCAATTATTCAAGCGGCTATTAATATTATTGTAGGTATTTTTGATGTAGCTAAACAGCTATTTTATGTAGCATGGCAAGCTATTTGGACACCTATTTCTGAGTTTTTAAGTAATACATGGAATAGCATGACAAATTTCCTAATGAATACATGGAATAATATCATTACTACATTGCATAATGTATTTGATCCTATTGTGACATGGTTTTCCAGTGTATGGGAAACCATACAAAATACATTAATAATGGTGTGGAATAATATTCTTACTGTATTAACAAATACTTGGAATACTATTTCTCAAACGGCAATTGCAATCTGGCAACCTATTCAAGATTTTATTATTAATTTATCCCATGCTATTTTGGATGGGATTGTAAATATTTGGAATAGTGTTGTATCTTGGTTGACTGGTACATGGAATACAATAGCAAGTACAGCTAGTACCGTATGGAATAGTATAAAACTTATAGTTTATAATCTAGTCCAATCAACAAAAGACGGTATAATCAGCGTGTGGACTGCCATCACAAGCTGGTTAACTGATAAATGGAATGCTATCAAGAATAGTGCATCAAATACATGGAATAGTGTGACAAGCAGCATAAGCAATGCTACAAATGCAGCAAATAGTGTAATTCAAAGTGTTTGGAATAGCATATCATCATGGATTAGTGGCGTTTGGAACGGTATCAAAAATACTGCTTCAAATCTTTGGAATGGAATTACAAGCACTATTAGCTCTAAAGTAAACGATGGAAAAAATGCAATTTCAAGCGGTTGGTCCAATCTAACAGGTATTGTTTCCGACATATTCAATAATGTTAAAAGTACAATTTCTAACATTTGGGAAGGTATCAAAAAGACTGTTAGCGCTCCGATTGATTGGATTAGAGATAAAATCAGTGGTATCTTTGATAATTTGAATATTTCTATACCACATATTCCGTTACCACATTTTAAATTGAGTGGGGAATTCAATCCATTGAAGGGAAAAATCCCAACGTTGGGTGTTGATTGGTATGCGAAAGGTAGTGTGTTTAATTCTCCGAATATTATCGGTGTCGGTGAAGCAGGACCTGAAGCAGTTTTACCTTTGAAAAGATCTGTGCTGCAAGAAATTGGTGATCGTATCTTGAGTAGCACATCAGTTTCATCTAGGGCACAAGCGGTTCAACCTGTGAACAATTACGAATTCAATTTCACAATTGATGGTAACGCAGATGAAGTTACTATGAAGCAAACAACTCAACAAATCATTGATAGTATTACAAAAGTTCAAAATGATAATGCTTCGGCATGGCGTTAAACAGGAGAGTATTTCTCCTGTTTTTTTAGTATTAAAAAGGATGTGAAAAAATGACTGATTGTATACATTCTATAATCGATGGATTTCCTGATTATTTGCATAAATTGGCTTTAGCTGAAAGACCAACCATACCTTCTCCAAAAAGACAGAGAGTTGAAACTTCTGTTTTAGGTAGGTTAGGTGGCTTAGTACAAGATTACTCGTTTGAAGACATGTCGTTTACATTGCACTATAACTATTTAGAAGATGTGGAAGACCATCAAGCGTTCAAGCAATCGTTTTATATCATGCGTCATTGGTTAAATTATGCAAAGAAATTAGAATTCTCTGATGATCCCAACGTCTATTATGTTATCCAAACTATCGATATTGGGGATGCAGAAAACGATATTGTTGAATGGGGAGAGTTCGATGTAAATATTACTGCGAAACCATTCGCAAGAGTTCAAGAAGATGTGCCTATAACCGTAGATAAACCACAGTCATTTAGTTTGCTGAATAATAGTTTAGAAGAAAGTTTTCCAAAGATTATCATCACTCCTTCAGCTACTTCATGCCAATTCATTTTAAATGATTATGTGTTTAGTTTCGAAGGCTTAGTAGCAGGAACTGAGGTAGTCATTGATAGTGATTTGATGCTTTGCTACGAAGAGCAATCGGACGGAGATATTTTAGATCGGTCCAACAAAATGAAGACCATGCAATATCCGACATTGCAAGTGGATATTAATCATTTTAATTGCACTGGTTTGAGCAAAATACAAATTTATCGTAATGGGTTAAGGTAGGTGAAATAGATGATCGATAATTTAATAACTATTTACGATAAAAATGACGCGAATAATTTAGCTGAACATTTATATGATACGCAAGGTTTAGGCGCTTTGTCAGACTGGTTAACAGCCACTGTTAGCAATAAACTAAACGGAGCCGAGATATTTCAGGGTACTTATCCAATAAGCGGAACTAATGCAGATTTGATTATAGAAGGACGTATTATTCAGTGCTATGTAGATGAAAATCGAGCAAAGCAACGTTTACGGATTTATTATGCAAAGACTTCTGTAATAGGAAATACGATAGAAGTAAAAGCTGAACCTATTTTCAATGATATAAGAAAATCGGTGTTGAATAAATATGACAGTGGAACAGAAAAGATCACTGCTACTCAGGCATGGCAAAACGCAAAAGCTTTAGCGAAACCAGCTATCCCTTCGCAGTTTTCTTTCTCGTCATTAGTAGATACGCTTGCTAATGTGAAGATAGAAAAAGCGAATTTTTTAGAATTCTTTGGTGGAAAAGAGGGGTCTATTCTAGATCGATTTCATGGGGAATTTCTTAAAGATAATAACACATTACGTCATGAAAAAAGGCTAGGTACGGATCATAAAATCAAAGCGATTTATACTAAAAACTTAACTGGTCTCGACTTAGAGATAGATGCTCAAAGTGTTTTAGTTGGAGTTTATCCATTCATTAGCAGTTCGTCAGAAGGAGAAGACGAGATCACTCTACCAGAAGAAGTTATTTTCACGGATTACGTGGATGATTATCCTGCTGGATATGTTTCTTTTGTTGATTTTAAAGACAAAGCGACTGATGTAGCCACATTAAGGGAAGCTGCTAAAGACTGGTTGAAAACAAACATAGATAAACAAAAACCACAAGTGAGTGGTTCGATTGAATTAGTACCATTGAGGCATCAAAGAGGTTATGAAAAATTTGTTGATCTGGAAAAAGTTTCGATGGGTGACGGAGTAGATGTGTATCATCCACAGTTAAAAGTGAATATGTCAGCAAGAATTGTGGAATATACGTTTAATGTTCTAACCAACTCATACGATAAATTAGTTGTAGGAAACGTCAAAACAAACTTCTTAGAAAACACAGAGAATAATGTAAGCAATTTGATTAATGATGCCATTGATCAATTGAAAAATGGTGGCGAAATCAGTGATTTAATCAATGATATTGTAGATCATCAAACTGATATGATTACTGGCCAAAATGGTGGTTATGTTTTATTAGATCCTAAAGAAGCGCCTAGTCGTATTTTGATTATGGACACGCCAGATAAGACTACTGCACGGAATGTTTTACAAATCAACAACGCTGGTATTGGTTTTTCTAAAACTGGTATTAATGGAACATATGAAACCGCATGGACGTTAGATGGCGGATTCAATGCCTCGTTTATTACAGCTGGTGAGATAGTAGGGATTACTATTAGAGGTACTAAATTAATTAGTGATGGCACTGATTATAGAACAAGTATCGCTAATGGCAAAATGACTTGGTATTCAAAAAAAGTTAACAAAGATATTATGGAGCTAGAAGCACGTGATTATGTAAGTGCTGATGCCGGCATTGTATCATACACCATGAAAACTGGTGGTGGTTTCATGATTAGAAATCCACAGGGTAACTTGGTTTTTAGTACGTGGGATAATGGTAATAACAGACCGTTTTTATCTTTTGGTGCGCCAAATTTCAGATACAGTAATGCTAGTTATATAAATGATGGTGACGGTAATTCTTTAGGTATTGATGGTAGTGCAGGTAATTCATGGGAATTTAAAGTAGCTGGTAGGACTATGAAATTTACTAGTGACGGTATGCTAACGTTACCAGGTTGTTTTTTTGGTTCATGGGAAGATGGGAAACTTGCTAGGTTTGAACAATCAACGGTACAAGTATATAAAGATTTTACTGTTAGAGGTACTAAAAACTCAACCGTACCGACAGAGCATTATGGACAACGACTATTGAACGCTTATGAAACTCCAGAATATTATTTCGCTGATTATGGGGAAGCCGTTACAGGTGATGATGGTAAAGTTCGTGTTGATATTGACCCCATGTTTGCTGAGACAGTAAATCTAAGTCGGTATATGACACATGTGACACCTACAGAACTAGTTTTGTGTGCTGTTACTCATGAAGATGTTGACCATTTCATCATTGAAACTAGTAAGCCAAACGTATTGGTTAGATGGAATTTAGTGGCACATCGACTAGGGTATGAAGATATTAGATTAAAAGAGGATACAGCATATGATAGCACAGTGCTTGACCAAAAACGTTTTTAAAACGAAGACAAGGAGGTATATAAATGGCTAGCAGTTTATATAATTTGGCTTTAGATTTCAGCAAAGAATTAAACTACACCAAAGCTATTATGGCTCGTCAGGGTGATAAAGGGATTACGGTGACGGTTAAACCATATTTAAATGGCTTGCAGATGGATACGAGTGGCGGAACATTTACTTTAAAAGGAACAACACCATCTAACCGTTACGTAGATAGTGTTGCAACTAGCGTAACTAGTGAAGAAGTCACGTTTTCTCTTGATGGCACATTTATGAGTGAAGCAGGATATTATAAACACTGCTACGTAGAATATAGAAAAGACAATCAAATTCTAACAACGCAAGATATCATTTTTTTCTCACTAGGAGTGTCTGACATTTCGCAAGGTCAAGCCGATGAATATGTTTCGCAATTAGAAGAGTTGATTCGAAAGTATAATGAAACTTTTGATGCTTTTATGGCTGAAACTAAAGGTAGAGTGGATAGCTTAAATCAACAGATTACTGATTTAACTGGTCAAGCTAAAACGCTACAAGACAAGTTAGATGCTCTGAAAGAAGAAATTTCTAAGTTAGGTAACTTACAAGTGATGTACAGTAACAGCATTGATTTCGGGGGCTATGATTATTCGGGGAATCCGAATTTGATGGCTAATATAAACGCTGATAGCTTCTCGCAAGGTAGTGGTGCCTTATCTGTTGTAGATGATGGTGACGAGGTAGTGATTACGCTTGATCCAAACCATAAATTAGAGGTATTAAAACCGAAAAGTCAACCAGCCCTATTAACAGGCAAAACATATACCGTGAGTGTAGAAATTATGTTAGAAGGCGATTTCACTGGAGACCCTAGCAAGATAGGCCTAAGATATATTAAAATGCCTAACTGGGTATCAGAGCTATATACGCGTAATACATTAACTGCTACTAAGGGTGTATGGCAAAAACTAACTGGCACCGTTAAAATTACTGCTGCGAGTGATAACGCTGAAAGCTGGCTTATAATACTACAAAATAAAGACGCTAATAACAGCCTATCCGGCAAACTACGTTTGAGACACGCTAAACTCGAAGAAGGCTCAACAGCCACACCATATCAACCAAATTTACTCGATGCGCCGTATTATTTGAGTAAGGTGGCTTTGGGTGAGAATTTGGTAACAAATGCTAAGTTCCCAATTATAACACCAAACAATCCTATTTCTGGCTTTGATATTTCAGAAGAATTAATAATAGGTGAAACTTATACGGTATCTTTAAAAGGGACTAAGCCAGCTAATAAAGAATTCCACTTATACTACGGAGATGCAAATTACCAGCAGTCGCAGTCGCAGTATCAGGCAACTTTACTTCCTGTGGAAGGATTGGCAAATGTGTGGAGTGCCACGTTTACAGCCAGAAATACTAGTGAAATGACAAATTTACTTAGAGTAGCGTTATGGCAAAAACCAAATTCTGCAACATATGATACTGTTCAAATTGACTGGCTCAAAATTGAAAAAGGCAAAACCAGAACACCAAATATTAGTGAGTATAAATATCGTGGCATTGGTATGCGTGATTCTAATAACCCATATGATTATGTATGGGATATAGAGCCAGAATATGTCGAAGAAAACTTAGCAACCGAGAGCAAAGTAACAGAAATCATTGGTGAAGCAAATAAATACACAGATAATTCAATAGAAGCTGTGAATATAAATGTTACGAATATTGCAGATGACTTAGCTAAGCAAATTAACGTAAACGAAAATGCGGCTAGAAATTATACGGATACTAAGAAGATAGAAGCAGTCAATGAATCAAAGAAGTATACAGATGAAGTTTTCAGAAAGGAGATAGTGAATTTAACTGTAAAGAATGGAAATCTAGGCACAGCACGATTATATAGACAGGGAAACTGTGTTACGATTTACTTTTTTGATTTAAACGGAAGAAATAGTGGTGGGAATGATTCGGTTATTTTAACTGTTCCAGAAGGCTATCGGCCACCAATTAGTTTTGAGCAACTGGTTGGGTCAATAGACCGTTCTACTTTGAACAGTGCTCAACTATCTATTGGCGCAGACGGAGCCATTAAATGGAGAAGAAATTCAAGTTATGGATCAGCTTATTCATTTGTTATCACTTATTCAATTTAAGGGAGGAAATCTAATGAAAGTAGTTTACAAATCAATCAAGCCTTACGGATTCGAGCAAATCATTTTGAACAATCAAGAAAATATCCCTGAAAACTGTACAGAGATTAAACCACCAGTTCCTAACTGGAGACCAAGATTTGATTTTGATAAAAAACAGTGGGTTGAGTTAGCTACTGAAGAAGAGAAGAGTGGCACAGCGGTTGACGATATTGAAGATGTCGATCAGTTGAAGCAATTAAATGCTCTACTGACAAAACAATTGGCGATATCGGTACAGGAACAAGAAAAAATGCAACAAATGTTAGCTCAATTGACGATGGAAGTCGCAAGTATTAAGAACGGAGGGAAAAGTAATGAATAGTTTTCCGGGCTTTGAAAATATAAAACAATTTTATGATTGGGGATGTTATACGGACCAAGATTTACTTGACTATGTAAACATGAACTGTTTAACAAAAGACCAATATAAGCAGATTACTGGAAATGAAATTTAATTAAGCACAAAGTTAAATAAAAAGCGTACTCAAACGAGTGCGCTTTTTTGCATAAAGGAGAAATAGATATTGGAAAAATATTTAAATACATTCTCAGTAATGACAGGGGTGATAGGCGGGACAATTGTTGGTTTATTGGGAGGGATGGACAATATACTACATGTTTTAATTTTTCTTGTGGGTGTGGACTTCTTAACTGGACTTGCTAAGGCATGGAAATTGAAAGAAATAAGTAGTGAGATAGGTTTCGAAGGATTGTTGAAGAAAGTCTTAATCTTCGTTGTGATTGCCGTTGCGGTTGAAGTACAGAAAATCGTTGGGAATTCTATACCTCTAAGAGAAATAGTTATTATGTTCTATGTTGCAAATGAAGGGATTAGTTTTTTAGAAAACATTTCGGTATTCCTTCCTTTGCCAGATAAGTTAAAAGAGGTATTCCAACAAATACGAAATGATACTGAAAATAAAGACCGAGGAGGAACCAAATGAAAAAGAAAATCTTTGTAGGAGCTATTATAGCTCTTTTTTTATTGCCAATAAACGCCTTTGCTTACACGATCAACAATGAATTCAATTTGGGCGCAAACGAAGGTAGTTCTCAAGTAGCAAATAACCAATACATCCTATTGCATGAAACAGCAAACGAAACTGCGACAGGACGAAATGAAGCGCAGTACATGAAACGTTCTTGGTACAATGCCTATACAGCGTATATTGTTGGCGATGGTGGGATCGTTTACCAAGTTGGACAACCTGGTTATGTACAATATGGCGCTGGTTCATATGCTAATGCAAATAGTCCTGTGCAAATCGAACTGCAACATACGCACGATAAAGTAACGTTTGAAAAGAACTACAAGGCATACGTTGAATTGGCTAGAGATTCAGCAATGAAATATGGTATTCCATTAACATTAGACACGCCTTATAACCAACCAGGAATCAAATCACATTTATGGGTAACACAAAATATCTGGGGAGATCATACTGATCCATACGGTTATCTTTCTGAAATGGGCGTAAGTAAAGAAAAATTAGCATATGATTTAGCTCATGGATTTACCGATGAAAATCCAACAACTTCTGAAAACAAGCCTGTCATTGATCCAACACGAGCTGGTGCAGCTAATCCTACACTGACAGATGGAACGAATTACGCCCACATTGATCAGTTTGGAGAAATCGAAAATGCAAATTTGCATGTAGCTGGATGGCACATTGCTAACTATAAATACGAGTATATCTTCATTATGGATTACAATACTGGGAAAGAATTAGCTCGAGTAAGAGCTGATGGAATTTATAGATCAGATGTAAATCAAGCTTATAATACTTCTGGAAATGTTGGCTATCATGTATCTTTTAACATGCGTAACTTCCCTAATAAGAAAGTCTATGTCATGATGCGGGCAACGAATGATCCAGAGGGAAACACTAAAGGCGGTGCGCAAGATTTCCATGACAAACGTTGGTATTTAAATATTCCTAAACGATAAAAATAGCTCCTCGTTGAGGAGCAGTACATAACTATATTGACAACTATAAAAATTATTCGATAAAATAGTGATGTTATCGCATATCTTCACTATCACCCATAAATAGTCACACTCCAAGCTATGCGATAACAGGTTTGTTGCCACACATTCTACTGGTTGATTGTTTATGGCTTTATGTGGCAACAACCAGTACCCTTAGCTCAGTTGGTCAGAGCAGACGGCTCATAACCGTCCGGTCGTAGGTTCGAGTCCTACAGGGTACATTAACGTAGCCATTTGAATCGTTCTGTGTTAGAATTTTTTTGAAGAGTATTATACAAGCTAAAGCTTTTCTTCATTGCCACTCAAATGAGTGGCTTTTTTATGTATCCTTTTATGGATTAATGAAAGGATGTTTCACATAGTTATACTTCTGTATATTTGAAAAGTTTTACTTTGATTTTTAAATAGAAAGACATTTGGGTTAAATTGTGAGATAATAATAAAGAAGAGTTTAAAGCGCACCCCAAACCACTTCCCCATAAGTGTGTTACGCTTTAAACTCTTTTATATTTGAAGCCATTAAAAAGCATACCATATTTTTGAAAAAAAGTGAGAAAAAAGGCTTACAATTGGAGTGGTAGTTAATTAGTGACTTATTTTTGATTTTATAGCACTGATACTATAAAATATAGATATCATCATATTACACAATCTTAATACTAACTTAAAAAATATCTCCTTTCACAAGTATGGTGATAAAATTCGTTCCGGGCTACCTTTTTAGGTAGCCTACTTTAATCTTTATACCTTTCTGGATCAACGAAAGTATACTTTATATAGTCATAACGCCGATGATCGCTACGTGCGTCCGGCACGTCAGTCATGAATCGGCTACACTAGACTAGACAGAAAAAATAAGGTGTGTAGAATAATAAAAAACACACTGGAGGATTTTTCATGTCAAGACGTCAACGAAGAACCTATTCAAAAGAATTCAAACAACAAATCGTCGATCTCTATCTCGCTGGTAAGCCTCGCGCAGAAATTATTCGAGAGTATGAGCTTACGCCTTCTTCTTTCGATAAATGGATGAAGCAAGCACAATCAACGGGCTCATTCAAAGAAAGAGACAACTTAACACCAGAACAAGCAGAATTGATCGCACTAAGAAAGAAAAATAAGCAACTCGAAATGGAGAATGATATTTTAAAGCAAGCGGCGCTGATATTCGGACGAAAAGACAAGTAATTGATGCCAACAAGCATAAATATTCCATATCAGCGATGTGCAAAATTCTAAATATTTCTCGTCAAACCTACTATTATCAAGCGAAACCGATCGAAAATGAGTCCGACTTAGAAGAGATCGTTCAGGAAGAGTTTATTCGAAACCGAAAGGCTTACGGTACCCGAAAATTGAAGAAGTGTTTAGCAAAGCGTGGGCTTCAACTCAGTCGGCGCCGAATCGGTCGAATCATGAAACGCCGCGGATTGACATCTACCTATACGATCGCTCATTTTAAAGGGCAACGAACAGCTTGTAATGAAGCGAAAACAGCGAATGTATTAGATCGGACCTTTACACAAGAACAGCCATTGGAAGCCATCGTTACGGATCTTACTTATGTTCGCGTGAGGAAAAAGTGGCATTATATCTGCTTAATACTTGATTTGTTTAATCGAGAAATTATTGGTTATTCCTGTGGTGAGAAGAAAGATGCCTCATTGGTAAAAGAAGCCTTTGGACGGATACCGTATTCTTTAACAGACGTCAAGCTTTTTCATACAGACCGGGGAAAGGAATTTGATAACCAAACCATTCATGAGATTCTGAATGGTTTTGGAATTACTCGTTCATTGAGTAGGAAGGGTTGTCCGTATGATAATGCCGTTGTGGAATCAACCTATAAATCTGTCAAAGTAGAATTCGTGCATCAATACCAATTTGAGACACTGGCACAGCTACGTCTAGAATTGTTTGATTATGTGCATTGGTGGAACTATCTACGCTTACATGGCACGTTGGCGTATGAAACACCGATCCAAATTCGACAACAGAGATTGGCGAAGCGAATCCTTGATAATGAGCGCGGATCTGATACCTCTGGAGAGGCAGCGTAATTGAATGATTGTGCTTCTGCCGGAGAAAATCAGATCCGAGGATGCTCATTGTCAAGGGCAATCGTAGCCATAACACCGCAGCATTCACAACACCTTATAATTTTTGTCAAAAAAAGTGTTGCCATTCCACTTTTTTAAATATGCGTTCTCTGCTCTTAAACGAATAACTTCTTCTTCAAGAGACTCATCTTTAAGTTTTTTAGGAATGTTTAGCTTGGAATTCATACTAATTTTTCTGCCCCTTTTTTGGCTCTCAAGTGAAGAAGCACCGCCTTCTTCATATTGCTCTATCCATTTACTTAGAGTTCTATTTGAACCGATATTAAATTTTTTAGCAGTTTCTTGGATAGAAAGACCATTTGTTTCCATATATTCTATAACATCAAGTTTAAATTTTGTAGTGTAGCTTTTGCCACCTCCAACCAAGCCTTCCCAACCATGATAGTTATAAATCCTTACCCAATGTCTAACCAGTGTACGATTTATTTGATATTTATGTGCAAGATATTTGTAGCCGCCTTCGTTATTTAAATAGTCTGAAACTACTTTTTTCTTAAAAACAAATGTATATTTCCGCAAAAAAAGCACCCCTTTTAATTAGATTTCTAGTCTAACTTTTGGGGTGCACATCATTTTTGAGGGGAAGTACATATAGTTGTTGATATAGTTGCTAATATTGTTAGCTAATTTGTTAGTAAAACTGTATACGAATTTAGATAGTAAAAAAACAGTTTGTTCCTTATATAGAGGCACTTTTACTACTGATTAAATGTCAGATATGCTTACAAATATACTTATAAATATGCTTACAAAATTAGCTAATATTTCCGTTGACAAAGCTTTGTTACTATTGTTAAACTAAATTGACTAGCAAAAGTGAAACATAAATTTATTAAATAAATGTAAAAATTAGGAGAAATCAATGTCTTATAGAGTACAATTAATAATTTCAGAAGATGTAGAAAGTCAGCAATTTGGCACTAATGTTATTAATAAAGTAATTAATCCAGCTCTTTCTATTAATGCGCCTTTAATTCCTACTGCTTTATCATTTTCTGTAACAGCTGTGGTGTCTGAGATAGAGGATACAGAAAAGATAAAAATAGTAGAAATTGAAGTTTTAAACAAGAATGAAAAACAAATTTTTTCTACGGGTGAAGTATCGGTAAGCTTGCCTCCTCAAGTTAACGATATAAACTTTAATATAAACGCCAGAAATGTCTTGGTTGAAGAAGCAGGAGAGCATTATGCTGTTGTTAAATTTAATGGAACTGAGATTGGAAGGCAAATCTTTGATATCAAGGTCAACAAACCAGTGGAAAAAAATTAAGGAGACGATACGGATGCTTGATATAGTACCATCAAATACACATCGGAGTGGTAGCTTAATAAATTTTGCTGCGATTTTTGCTTGCGCATCGGTAATTCTAGCATCTCCAGTTGTTGTGGATGCAAGTTCTACTCCGAAAACTAAAAATGATAATCAACTTGTAATTACTACAAAAAATGAGATTAACACAATTTCAAGTAATGATGGCAAAATTTTTGATGTGATAAATACGGTTTTAAAAAGAAAAGCTGAAATCAATATAAAATATGATGAAGATTTAAACTTGTATTTCTTTGTTATCAAAACAACATCTGAATTGTTTTCCTCAGATTACGATGTTTTGGATACTCTCGATAATGTATTATCTGACTATAAATATATGGGGAAATCTGTAGTAGCAACTTTGGGGGAATAAAATGTTTGACTTTAATGAATATTTATCTATTTCCAAACAAATTGAATCAGATGATAAATATAATTCTAAAGAATCTTATAGAAGAACTGCTGTTTCAAGAGCATACTACAGTGCTTTTAAAAAATCTGATGAGTATTTGAAAGAAAATTATGATATTATTTATAATGGAAGTAGCGGAAAAGGAAGCCACCAAACCGTTTGGAATTTGTTTTCAACAGTTAAGGAATTGAATACCTTAGCAATACATAATAGTGGGTATAGAATGTTAGAGAAAAGAAAATGTGCTGACTATATTCCTAATGAAACCATTACGAAAACAGATATGGCGCTGATGAATCGAGAAGCAGAAAAAATAATAAACAAACTCACCTAATGAATTTCAAGCGAGTTTGTTTGTTATTTTTTTATTTAATCTTTGTATCTTTCTGGATCAACGAAAGTATACTTTATATAGTCATAACGCCGATGATCGCTACGTGCGTCCGGCACGTCAGTCACGATATCAAACAAAAAGTATACACCCTTCTTCATTCTAGTTTTCGCAGCAGGAATTTTGAAATAGTTCTTATTAGAATAGTAGAGATTGATTAATAAGCTATCTTCGATTGCTAAAAAGAAAACTTCTGAATTCCATACTTTATAAAAATCTTTGATAAATCTATTCGAAGGGTCAAATTTAAACCATAATTGTGTCTCATTAAAAAGCATAACCATTACTCCGATCTGTTTTTAAAATTAGTTTCTACCTCTAATATATATCGAGTTTTTATTTTGCCTTCAGAGAATACTGTTTCTTTTTTTGCAGTTACAGGTTGTTTATTTTCGGAAAAAGCTAATATAGCTAAGATTGAAACATCCATCTGGAATTTATCTTTTTTACTGCTTTGATCATAAAAGTCTGCATATTCATCACTGATATTTTTTCTAATAAATTCTTCCATCATAAAAATCACCTCAAAACGATTATACGAACTTACGTTCTTGTTGTAAAGCGATATTTGAGGGGCAAAAAAGGGGCAAAAAACTCTTACTAGTCCGTTCTAGCCTAAAAAATTCAAACATTGCCAACGTTGCTTTTCCTTGATTTGATGGGATTTTTGTCCAGTGTGGACAAGTGAAAAACATTTGTCTTGATGGGCGGTATGATGTAAGAAAAAGCAACTTGCTTATCTACAACTGATCATTAGTGAAAGACAGATAAAAAGAGGCTGGAACAGAAGCGTTTAACTCCAAGAAATAAGAAGAAATTCACGGAAATTGCTTTTCAAATTTTTGTGAATTTCAGCTTATTTCCGAAGGAGTTGCTTCTGCTTCCGCTGTTTATACGTGTTTAGAGCGTGAGACAAAAGTGTTCTTTACTTTTGTCCCACGCTCTTTTTTGTGTGTAATTATAATGAAAATAGTTATTTTTAATAGTTATAATATTTTATCTATTAAAAGTAAATATCCATTCACGATTACGTCCATATAATTGTGTAAAAGTGAAGCATCAAAAAAGCCATTGATCTCAGTTAGGAGTACAATGTTTTTTGCAGAAAACATACTCGAATAGGACTGATATCAATGACTCAAGTACATTTTACTTTTGAAAGCGAAGAAATTCAAGCAATTATAAACGAAAGCGGTGCGAATGATACCGCAAAAACACTTATGACTATCATGTTTAATCAGCTGATGGAAGAACAACGAAATCAATATATTCAGGCAAATGCCTATGAACGTTCAGAAGAACGGCAATCACAAAGAAATGGTTACTACGATCGTTCGTTTACAACTCGAATTGGTACGTTAGAACTTCATGTTCCACGAACCAGAGACGGTAAGTTTAGTCCTACTATCTTTGAAAGATATCAGCGAAGCGAAAAAGCTTTGATCGCTGCCATGATTGAAATGGTCATTTCTGGTGTCTCCACTCGCAAAGTAACTAAAACAGTTGAACTGCTAACGGATGGTGCGACTGTTTCTAAATCATTCGTTTCAAATCTGATGAAACAGTTGGATCCATTTGTTTTTGAGTGGAGAAACCGGAGCCTAGAAGGCTCGGAATATCCATTTTTCATGTGTGATGCCCTGTATATGAAAGTAAGGGAAAATCATCGTATTGTCTCAAAAGGTGTATATATTGGTATCGGCATTGATTCTGATGGACGACGTACGATTCTTGGTTTTGATGTTCAAGACGGCGAATCGGAAGATAATTGGGATACCGTTTTTCAATCGTTCGTTCAACGAGGTTTGTTCGGTGTAAAACTGGTCATTTCTGATGCACACAAAGGGTTAGTTAAGGCTGTTCGCAAGAACTTTTTAGGTGCGAGCTGGCAAAGATGCCAAGCCCACTTTTTGAGAAATATTTTTGATAAGCTGCCAAAGAAAGTTTCTTCTGATGTAAAAGACGAGTTGAAGAGTATCTTTAAAGCCTCTGAACTTGAATTGACACGTGAAAGAAAAGAGCACTTCTTGGAAAAATATGGTTGTGATTCAAAATTAAGTGCTGCTTGCGACATTTTAGAAAACGGCTTTGAAGATGCTATTCAAATTTTGTCTTTTCCTGAAAATATCCGCCGAAGGATTCGTACAACCAATGTGTTGGAACGGTTGAACGAAGAGATTCGCCGGAGAGAACGAGTGATTCGGATTTTTCCAAATATCAATTCCATCACTCGGATAATTGGAACACTTTTGATGGAAAAAGACACTGAGTGGCTGGCTTCTCCACGAAAATATTTAGAATTTAATTCGAATAACATTTAG